AGCTTAAGCAATTCCAAGCCCAATGGCACCAGGAAAAGCTTGAGCAAGCCGCGAAGCAGGCTGATACCTCTTTGCAAGAGGCTGTCGGAAATATCCAAAAGCGTCACGGGATTGATTTTCAATCGCGGGATCAATCTGGCCAGACGTTGGAGTTTCAGGTCCTCAAATTTGCCAGGGATAACCGGATCGATACTGGTGACCCGGCAAAGGACTTTGAAATCGCCTTCAACGCCTACTACCAGCCGCATTTTGCAAATCTTTACGAGATGCGTGGAAGAGAAGCGGAGCGCAAGGAATTGGCGAAGGCTCGCCAGCAAGGACTACTGGGCACAGCACCAGCCCCTTCGCAGCAAGCCCCTCTCCGACCAGCGCGAAACTACGAAGAGGCCTACCAGGCTTCACTGAAAGATCTCGGACTAAATCCAAACTAAAAGGAGTGGAGAAATGGCTCTGACCTATGACCAGATTTCTGCCACCACGCAGAAGAACTATATCCCGCGTCTCGTCGATAACATTTTTGACTCCGACCCGCTCTGGCAGCGAGCGCGAGATCGCGGCTGGTACGAGTCGAAAAATGGCGGGACCACCATCATGCAACCGCTCATGTACGCGGTGAACGGTGCGGTTGGTTCATACAACCCAACGGATACCCTGGACACGAGCGATTCGGATCAGTTCACGAGTGCCGAGTTCAACTGGAAGCACTACTACGCGAATATCTCGGTTACCGAAGCCGATGAGTTGAAAAACTCTGGTGATTCGCAGGTCCTCAACTTTGTGAAAAACAAGGTGATGGCTGCCGAGATGTCGTTGAAGGACTCACTCCAGGACGGTCTCTATTCAGCCGGCACCACCGCCTCGGATATCGGTGGTCTTCGCCTCATCGTGGACAGTGGAAACACGGTTGGTGGCATTAGCCAGAGCACCTACACCTGGTGGGCTTCGACGGAAGACAGCTCGACGACAACTTTCTCGTTGTCGGCGTATCAGACCAAGTTCAACCAGCTTTCGGTGAACGGCAAGAGCCCAACGGTATCCGTGGCTACGCGATCGATCTACAACTCTGCATATGCTCTCCTTCAGCCACAGCAGCGATTTGTGGATGCGAAGACGGCGCAGGCTGGTTTTAGCTCGATCATGTTGAACGGCATTCCGCTCATCGCGTCGCCGAAGTGCCCAAGTCAGCACTTATTCCTCCTCAACGAGGAATTCTTGCACCTCTATTACCACCCGAATCAGAACATGCGATTCCAGCCGTTCCAAATGCCAACGAATCAGCAGATCAAGATCGCGCGGGTTCTGTGGATGGGTAACCTGGGGTCATCCAACAACCGCATGCACGCCAAATTCACGGCATTGGCTGCATAACAAAAAAGAAAGGGTTTTGAGATGGCTACGCAGTATTTCGGTAATACGCCCGTCTACATGGAATCGATCTCCGCTGTTACCGCTACTCCAAGCGTGCAGGTTGGATCGCTTCGTCATGTCGGCGATGAGCAGTACATCTATGTTTACAATGCAGGAAACTCGCAGATTAACCCGGCCTATGCAGCTACCGTTTCGGCTGTTTCTGGCTATTCTGTGACGGTTTCTAGCACGACGAGCGTGGATATCGCTGTCGGCGTTTGCAAGCACGTGACGCTAACGACCGGCACCTATGGCTGGCTCATGACGCGCGGGTTCTGCGAAATCAAGATGGGTGCTGACAACTCAGCGGCGGCTGGTGTGCCTATCGGTATCGGCACCGATGGTACGTTTGCTCACGTTACCCAGACGACGATCGCCGCAGGCCCGATTCTTGGGAAAGCGATGGCTGCCATCGCTTCCGGCGCATCCGGCACAGCGTTCTTACGACTTTACTAAGAAGAAGGGTTCGAAGCGTTTATGGCTCAAGCGACGATAAATCTTGAATATGGTCCAGTGATTCCTCACGCACCGATCGCGCAAGGCGACCTCTATCGCCAAGCGGCCTCAAATGATGAGGTTACGATCAATGCATGGCGCCATTACTGGATCCATCAATATCGCCACAACCAGAAGCACTTCGGACCCTTCGCCGATCGCTCCATTGCTAAACTCTTTAAGAAGCACCTGGGGCAGACAGCGATCCTGGTTGGCTCAGGTCCTTCTCTGAAGAAGAACGCGCATCAGCTCAAGGATGTTCCGGCGGAGATCCCGGTCGTTTCATGTCTGCATAACTTCCATTTCTTAGAAGATTTGGGGGTTCGCGTTGACTACTACGTCTCACTGGATTGCGGACCGATTACCGTTGATGAGGTATCAGAAGGCGGCAATCCAGAGACTGATTACTGGGAAAAGACCAAGGGTAAAACGCTTCTTGCTTATGCTGGATCTTGGCCACAACTTCTTGAAAAGTGGCAGGGTGAAATCCTTTTCTTTAACGCCCCTATTCCAGACGCTGGGATCCAGCAGCAGCTCGCCGAGATCGAGAAGTTCAATATTCACGTTTCAAATGGTGGAAACGTCCTCGGAGCTTGCCTCTATATCGCCAAGGCATTCCTCGGATGTCCCACGGTCGTATTTCTCGGCGCCGACTTTTCCTTCTCTTATGACTCGAAGTTCCACTCTTGGAATTCGCAATATGATGCGAAGATCGGCCAGGCGATCCATCTCACGGATGTTTACGGCGTCCGCGTCAAAACCTGGCCATCGTATCGCAACTTCAAATCGTTTTTCGAGTGGGTCGCGCAGCAGGTTCCTGGTGAGTACATCAACTGTACCGAGGGCGGATGCCTAGGCAGCTACCCAGATGGAAACATCGCCGCGATCAAGCAAATGGATCTCAAAGATTTCCTGAATCGATATAGCATGTGCAACCACATGCAATCGGTGATCGATAATCCGAAAACAGACGACTTTAAGATTCTCTATTAGGGGGTAAGTCATGGCCTATACGGTAAGCCGCGAGAACACGGTTTTCGGCAACAAGAGAGCGGTATTCATGACGATCACCGCCGATGCTGCGACGCAGGCCATCGAGACCGGATTGCAGAAGGTAGACTTTATTGGCGGGATCGCGGTTCTTTCTGCGACGACGCTCGCCTCCATGCACTTTGCGATCAACTCGAATGCGTCTGGGGTTCAGTCATACGGAGTGATCGGCATGTCGGGCCTAACATCCGGTGACCTTCTCCATATCACGGTATTCGGCCGGTAACCTTTGGAGGTTGTCATGAGCTTTGGCCCAGTGGTGGTTTACTCCACCTCCATAGTTTCCGGGACCTCGACGGCCTATTTCAACCTCGATAAAGCTTGGGGTAAGAAACAGGCTTTCATAGGCTCCCTGTCAACCAACGCCGAGCTGACCATTTACGGTTCCCCAGACGGGTCTACGTGGAAGGTCGTTTTCGAGCGTGTTAATACTGCGCCGGTGCAATACCAGACGCTAACAGTAGCATCGAGCGCCAACAACAAGATGGTTCCGATCGATGTTGGCGCTCAATATATAGCTTTTGCCGCAAGTGCTACTGTGACCGATGGCGCATCCATCAAGATGATCTGCTCAGATTACTAGAAGGGTTTGTTGTATGCCGAAGTGCAAAATGTGGAACGATAACGATTACCTCTACGAAGAGAAATTCAAAGGGGAACAATACGTCATCGAACCGCACGGTTTCATCGAGATGGATCTCGACGATGCTCATATGATGCTCGGGACCTACAAGCCGATCGTGAAGAACGGCCAGGGCATCGACGATCCACGATATTTTAAAATGCTGCGCATCGAGTCAGATCAAGAGCCCTTGGCGATGCGAGAGAACCCGCTCCTCTGCCATGCAAACGGTCAGGTTCAACCCAACGCCGAAGCCTTGATGGCGACGCTGGCTAAATTTGCGCACCTCAAGGCCTCTGATCCAGAGGCGGAGAAGGCGGCAAAAGCCGAAGTCGATTCCATGCGTGATGAGCTGGCAAAGAACCGCGAAGAGCTGGCCGAAATGAAAGCGATGATCTCGAAACTGCTCGCCAAGAAGGGCGGGAAAGAGGAGTGATCTCATGCCGCAAGGTGGTGTCACATTCAAAGGCCGCTATTTTGTTACTCTCTACGGTCCTGGTGGCGACATCAAGGCATACCGTGAGGGTGACAATGTCGTCACTAGAGTCGGCAAAGAGTTTCTAGCATCTTTCCTCTATTCTGCGGCCGTAGCAGCATCGACATTCACCGGAAAATATCTAGCGATCGGGACTGATACGACGGCCGAGAGCGATTCCGATACGGCGATGAACACCGAGGTGTCTCGGCATACATCGACGGTGAGTTACGTTTCAAATCAGATTGTGCAGATCACTGCGACATTCGCGACGGGCTCGGGTACGGGTGCCATCACCGAGTATGGTCTTTTCACGTCGAATACGGCCGGGACCATGATTTCGCGTGATATCGAATCGGTGATAACGAAGGGCGCTAGTGACACTTTGAAAGTCGTCTATCAGCTAACTTTTAGCTGAGTGCGGTTCGATGGCTGACTTCACCAAAAACGTGACGAATCCGGTCCGCGTCTTCGCTGGTGGTGGGGCAAGCCTCTGGGGTGTGTACAACTGGAACGCGTTTCTCTGGGGTGAAGGCACAGTCGAATTCCGGCAGGATGTGGTGCATGTTTACTCGAATAGTATTCCAGTTACGCAAGCTTTCGCCCAGAAAGACGTTGTCCACTATATGGACGCGAACACGATCACATGCGGTGACCAGTTCATCAAGCATGCTCGCGTCGATCTCTCAAATTCCTGTTCGGTTTCATCTGAGACTACTAGCGAGACCCTTAGAGACGGGTCGGGTTATGCCTACGTCTTCACGTCCGACACGATTGAGGCGGAGGATCGAGATACAGCGGTTTGGGCATCCGCTGCTGGTGGCTCTAATACGTGGACCTCTGCGGCTGGTGTTACCACCACCTGGAGTTAAGAAATGACGCCAAGTGACATCATCACCGCAGCTAACCAAAGGTTTAACTCCGTTGGCGATTCCTTCTTCCCCGACGCCGAGGCCTATCTGGTGATGTACCAAGGTTGCATGGAGTTGGCGGTGAAAGCGAATGCCATCGAAGATTCTTTGACGACGACGACGGTCAGCGGAACGCAGGAATACGATTTCCCGACTAATACTCTCGCCATTCGTCGCGTGACCTATGACAGTAAGCGCCTCTCGCTGATTGATTCGAGACAGGCCGATAGCCTCGCTCTCTATAACGACCTCACCACGACGACGGGCACGCCGGCCTATTGGGAGGAATGGGAGGACGTTATCAAGCTGTGGCCGACTCCGGACAGCGCAAAGACGTTGAAGGTCTACATCTATGCCCGTCCGCAAGAGATAACCTCCTCCTCGACGCTTGAGATCCCGGTTGAATATCACATGGGATTGGTAGACCTGCTACTCAGCGAGAAGTGCGCAAAAAACAAGGATTACGACGGCGCAAACCGTTACCGAGATCTCTGGAACCAGACGGTGGGACTCGCCATCAGTCGCATGCAAAAACGCAAGCGCGCGAGTGCCTTCAAAGTGGTTACCGATGTCGATACTTTGCCTTCGACCTTCCTTGGGATGGTGTAATGAGTTCCAAATGGTTCAACATTGTATATCCCAACGATGGTCGCCAGATGCTCGATGGCGGCCTGGATAGCAAATTTGAACGATCTCTCATTCCCGGCAACGAATCCCCTTCATGCTTTAACGTTGTGTTTGGAAACGGCGCCGTAGCGACTAGAGGTGGTTCTAGTCAATTGAACACGACAGCAGTTGGTTCCTATGTCTGCGACGGGATCTATACCAAGCATGATCAACTGACGACCGCAGAAACCATGTGCGCCTTTTTTGGCGGCACAATGTGGCAGCTCGGCACCACGACATTTACGACCGTAGCCAGTGCACAGAGTGTTTTCACCGCCGGGCAGCGAGTCGCCGCCGCTGAATACCAGAACCATCTCTTTATCGGTAACGGCGGTATCACGCCTTACAAATACAACGGCACCTATTTCACCCGTCATGGTGTTCCCGCTGCTACCGGCCTTGTTTCCCTCGTTTCTTATGCCGGCGATATCGCTGCCGGCACCTACATGTACAAGGTCACTTATCGAAACTCATTCGCGGTGGAGGGCGATGTTGGTACGGCAGTTACTATTACGCTTTCTGCTTCGGGTTCTGTCTCACTTATCTGTCTTCCAATCGCACCACAATCCCATGGGGTATCCTCCAGAAGAATTTACCGAACTGAAGTCGGAGGATCGACATTCAAGCTCGTCGCGACGATCGCTGACAACACGACCACCACATATCAGGACACGGCGACGGACGCGAATTTAGGGATCAGTGCTCCCACTGACCAAGGCGAGCCGCCTAAATATTCGGTGCTTTGCTACCATCAAAACCGGCTGTTTTGTAATGACCCGTCGAACCCCAACTATGTCTGGTATTCTGAACTCGGTGAACCATACACGTTCAAGGTGACCAACTTCCTCCGCCCTGGGGACAACACCGGCGATATCGTCAAGTCTCTATGGGTCTATCAGAACAACGTCGTGATCGGGTGTCTAA